ATTGTGGAAAATCATTACCTTCAACATTCCAATGATAGTTGTGTGCTTTCAAATACAGGCCAAAGTTAGTGCCTAGAATAACTTTTAGTTGTTCGATTAATTGTTCCATGGTAATCCTTATTTATTGTTCTTTAAAAACTTAACAAGTTCAGTAGTTGAACCAACAAATACTGCCTTATCTACATTCACATCACCACTTCTTTTAGCGGCCTGTGGGTCTAAATCTTTTTTACGCTTCTGAATCTCCATCAAATCTTTATTCAAATCTGATAGGTTTTTAATCAAATTGGCGGCAACTTCATATGCCCTTGGATGTTCTGATTCTTTGGCAACATTCAGAATGCCATCAACTGCTAAATTGCCTTTTTCGATTAACTCACGAATATTTTGTCTAGCAAAATCAGCATCATCATTTACCACAGTGTTTGTAACTGGTACAATCTCTGTTGCAATTGTTTCGATAGGTTCTAAATCTAAAACCTCCGATAAAGTTTCATTTAGTTTTTTCATATCAATGTGTCAGGCCATTCAGTAATTTCATCAATAAATCCAAATTGGTCATCTGGTGCTGTATTAGCAGGATCAGGTCTAACAATAACCTCAGCTGCATTTAGTGGTGATAAATCCAAACTGATTACTTTGTACCTTGAATTGGTGTAATCACCAAGAACATAGTCATTTGCTGTAACTAAATTATTCAGTTCACCAAGGACTAGAACACCATTTTCTGTGTTACTGAAGTATACAACCTTACCAGTAACGTCTTTATTCTCAACTCTGATTGTTTCTCCTGTGGTAAACACATTGTTACCATTGGCATAATCAACATACATTCTTTGTGCGTTACGAGACTGTGTATCAATAAAGATATTTGTCTTTGTGTACCCATATGCACCAGCAGTTGTACTGTATGCACCAATCAAACCACCACCAGATTTAACTGGTGGCCAAATGTAACCTTTGACTGTGAATGTCAGGTCCCAAACAATCAATCTGGTTGTAGAAAAATCGCCTTCATATTCAACGTTAGTAGCTACTGATTCCAATTTGATTGGAAGGTCATACTTCTGATTCATGCCAGGAATAAAATCAACTGTAACATTAAAATCAGGTGTAAAGAATGGCAAAATCTGTTCTATGATTTGTGTACCATCTTCTGTGTTTCGCACATAGATTGATAAAGAAAACTCATAGTCATATGGTACAGGTGCATATTGTGTCTTTAGGCCATTGTTAGCATCAAGAGCAAAATTCTGTAACGTAGATACTTTTTTTCTACTTGAGTCATATGCCATACCAGTCATCTCAAATGAAATGCGTGGCACATGAGTGGCAATAGACTTTGTTAAATCGGGGTCACTTGTAATACGTGTGATGTATTGTTCTTTTGGTCCATATGAAAGAGGTACTTTATATGTCTCATAAGATTGATTAACGTCTTTGTTGTAACGAACAATCTGAATGTCGTTAAACAAAGTGCCAAAAGCCACTACGATTTTACGTATGGTTCTGTTGTAAAAGTGTTGGTTTCCTAGCATAGTTGCTTATTTATTATATTCCAAACCGACCTCTAATTGAATTAAAATTTCGAGTAACTTCTTCTGGTGTCAAAACTCTATTGTAAACTTGTAAACAATTTATGTTATTTAAACCATTTGTATAAGATTCGTTTACTATTATAGGTGCGTTTCCAGAATCTTTAGGATTGGCAACTGTTTGTGTTCCGAGATTAACTCCATTACTGTATGATGTTGCAACTGCACCATTTTTAGTAACACCAACATAATACCAAGTATTCAAAGCAAATTGAGCTCCAGGTCCACCAATACTGTTTGGACCAAAATCTGCACCAGTATTACCTGGATTGTACCGCCAATGAATATATCTTTCGCTTGGATACCGCCATACACCAGGACTACGGTCACCGCCGGCCGCATTAAAAGAAAATATTTTTTCCCAATTATTAATAACTCCATTAGGCCAGGCGGCAGTAGAATTCATTCTTATCATAAAGAAAATTGAATGGGTATCATTATTAAGAATGCTGGTTGTGGCAGTTGTCCAAGATGCTCCAGCAATTGCTCCAGTTGAAGAAATATTTGCAGCAGTTCCTGTAGCATTTAATCCATTACCACTCATATCTATCCAATTGGTGCCTGAGCCAGGATAACTTTTAGAGTTACCTGCATCCAAATATAGGACAAGTCCATTTTCAATAAGATTAGGTCCTGATTGTACACTCATAGAGCACCATTCAACATTTTCCACAAAGTAGTGCCGCCATAATAATAGCCTGCACCATTTGTTGTTTTTGCAATACCCGGTCCTGAGAATGAGACTGTTATAATATCACCGCCTCCTGCTTCACCAAAAGTTATTCGCATAGGGTAAATAACACCAGCAACCAAGTTAGTTGTTCCTGAGGTCTCAATAACACCGTGAGCACCAGCATTATTAACTAATGCGGTCGAGGCGTTCCAAGTATTGATAGCAGAATCTCTGCCTAACCATAACATACTTGCATCATCAGAAGATGTAAAGAATGTATATGAACCTGTCGTTGGTGCTAAGAAATAACCCAACCACATCCAACTGTAATTGTCGGCACTACTTGTGAATGAGTTAATACTTGTGGTTTGATTTGTGTCTCCATGATACAATGACGGAACAAAAAATGTGTAAACATCATTGTAGTATCCAACATATCTTCTACCATAAAGACCGTTATCTTCTAACAATCTAGCTCTAGATATTCCATGTGATAGTGCCATTATATACCAACCCTTCCACGTACAGCATTAAAACTTTGTTGTACTTCAGCAGGAGTTAATGCTCGATTGTAAATCTTAAAAAACGAACAATCAAATTGGCCTCTATAGTTATCATCATTTTTCCAACCAGCTATTCTACCAGCACCATTAGTAAATGTTCTATTAGAACCTGCTTGAAATCCAAAAATTTGTGACAAAGGTCTGGAAACACCATTAATATAAATTTTATTTGTGGTATATGGATTAGAACTTTGAGAAGTATTATTAGTCATCTCAAACATATAATGAGCCCAATTGCCATTTAGTGCCAAACTGGAAACATCAGCGGAACTTATTCCAAAGGTATCACTATTACCAGTGTTGTAACCAAGAGAACTACCTGTTAAGTAAATATCATATGATGTAAATCCAAACATCATTCTAGCGCCAAGAGCGTTTAGTTTACAAAGCATTTCAACTGTACAAGTTGTAGCTGAACTTAAATTGGATGTGTAGAAGTCCAAGTAATCATCTACACCATCAAATTGTAAAGATGAATTTGCGGTATTGTAAACAGATGTTACAGTTTGAGCACCGGCTGCATTGGCCGCTGCTAATGTAAATGTGGCATTATTAGATGTTAGATTAATCCAAGTATTGCCTGAACCTCTATAACTTTTACGATTAGCGGCATCAAGGTATATTACTAACCCACTCGTCACTGCTTTTGGATTATATCCAACACCCATATTAAAACTCCTTATGGTTCACCAAAAGGATTATGTTCTGTGAAGTCTATAATTCCATCAGATTCGGATTCAATTCTTGCATTGTCAATCACATCTTCAAACGCATTGTTCATTGTGGCAGTATCAGAAATTGTATTGATAATCCATTGAGCACCACTTGTGTTACCAACCACATTACCAGAAACAAAATTGCCTTGTACTCTAATCACATCAACGTGGATGTTTGGAGTCAAATCATGGACTATGGCTTGTGCTGTTGAGAATGCCAAATTAGGACCTTGATAAATGATTTCGTCATTTACAAACTTACCTGAACCTGTATTGAGAGCAATACGTGTTCTTGGATAAGCATCTCTAATTTGTTCATCAACTTCTTTAATACCAGTATCAACAATCTCATTAGAGAATACGAACTGTTTGAGCTTCAAGGCATACACATAAACGTTGGCACCACGACCACGGCCTAATGTATAAAACATTGCTTGGTCATTCTCATGTTCTACAAGAGTAATCTCAAAGAAGTTTTGCACCAAAGGCATGTAAATCAAATCGCCTTCAAAAGGTCTAGGTTGTGGAACTGTAGATTTAAACCTTCTGCGGGAAACTAATAGAGTAACTTCATCTCTGATTTCTAAGCCAAACTTAGAGATAAAGTCGCCTTCACCATCCATACCTGTAATGTTTTCCATATACAATTCAATAGCATACGCCTCGGTATACTGTTTGAGTGTATCTTCACCATAGATATAATCTACTTGGTCACGACTAGACCTTGGTAAGTAGAATACATCCATGCCATTGATTTTTAAGGCCTCAATTAAGAGGTCTTCAACCAGCAATTGCTCAGAAGTAATCTGAGTTGGAAAATTATTAAAGTATAGATTTGTTGCCATGTTTTAACCAATAAACATCTCGCCAGGAAGTACATTGTAAGATTGCATTTCTTCTTCAATCTTATCGATTTCTGTTTGTGCTTCTGCCATGATTCTTGGACCATCAAGTGTAACACCACCTGGCAATTGAATGCCAGCAAACTTACTTAGGTTTGAGCCCCATTGGTATTTGATTTTGGCTGTTGCATATTGCTTCAAGAACCTATCGTTCCAAACATCTGATACGCCAATCTTAGTGGCAGTTACATTAGTTAAATTTGAGCCTAATGGACTCATCAATTCAATCTCAGTTGGGTTCTTAATGTGTCTCACTTGTTTCTCAACACCACCAATTGTGATAATGTCGTTCTCAAGGATTTCTTGGTCAAAGATTGTACCAGTTCCTGTAACTGTGTTAGAAGTGGCATTACCTGTTAGTGTACCAGTTAGTGTGATTGTATCTGGCACCAATGAACGGTAGCATTCAACAATAACATATTCACCAACTTCTCTATCTCTTGACCAATCAATGTCAAGGAATAGTTTGTTTTGGTGGCGATTAAATCTAAACTGTGGAGTACCAGAGAACAACATATTCAATGTCTGAATGTGTTGCATCGTAATTTCATATGACACATACGATACCGATGTAAAGTCATACAGGTCATGCAGGCGCAACTGGTAACGCAAGTCAAACATATTGATTGATGAATTAGAATCATCGAATGGTAAAACTTTCGTAACAAAAATGACCGAATCTGGACAATAAATCCAGCGGCGTTGAATATCTTCTGCCGTGATTCTGTGCTTCATAAAAATCTTCTCACAACCATCAAAGTGATAGTCATGGAAGAACTGTAAAGCATCATCAATCCGATCCTCAATTTGGTCATCATCAACGTTAATGTCAATCACTGGCCAACCGAGTCGGCGCAGGCAATAATCTTTGAATAGTTTTCGTGTTGTAGGTTTTGCCATTTTTTATCCTAAAGCGATTGATAGTGCCAATACATCAGCAATTCCTGCACCAGCTGATGTTTGTTTTGTGCCATCTACGAATGTAATACCATTACTTGAAGCACCAGTGAGATAGATGCCGCCACTATAGACGTTACCGCCAATACCTACACCACCTATTATTCGTAATGCACCTGTGGTAGTTGATGTAGCAACAGTTGAATAATCTATACGAGTATAATTTCCTGATCCTTCAATTCCGAAACCAACAACTCCTGAATTACTTACAATGGATCTTAAATATCCAGAAACACCAGAACTACCTTGGATGAAAGTTGGGAAACTGCCATTCCAAACCAAGGAAGAACCATTTTGATTACCTGTTCCGTCACCTAGATAAACGTCAGAACTGCCGTAAATTCTACCACCTACGCCTACACCTCCAGTTACAACTAAAGCACCAGTTGTATTATTTGAAGATGCTTGTGATGATGTTATAACCAGGTTACCGGTCATTGTATCACCAGTTTTTAGTACTCGGTTATTGGCTGCGGTGAACGCTGCTGTAATACTATTGTTTTGTGTGATATCGGTAGCAATAGCTGCATTAGCTGCCGCAAAGGCTGCATTAGCATATTGTCCTGCAGCCGTAAATGATGTTGTCTGTGTTGTACCATCAGTAAATGTAATCCCATTACTTGAAGCACCAGTAATATAGATACCGCCACTATAGACGTTGCCTCTAATACCAGCGCCACCATATACGATTAAGGAACCTGATGTGTTTGTTGTGGCGGCTTGAACGTTGGCAACATTAAATCCAGATACTGCATTAATATTAACTCGCAAATCACCAGACTCATTATAAATTGTGCCTCTGGCTATAAAACTGCCAGTTCCTTCAACATAGAATGGTCCAGTAATGGCCAAAAAATTGCCAGTAAAATAAACACCATTAAACTGAGAGCTTCTATAGAAATAGTTATCAGCCCAACCTAAACGATAAGAACCACCATTACCTGAGCCTGTAAAATTGTTTGCAGAGGACATGAACAGGTTACCTGTTACGCCTAAGCCACCATTTACTACTAATGCACCAGAGTTATTTGATGTTGATGGAGTAGTAGAAGTAATAACTACTTTACTATTACCACCTTTTGACACAACGTTTATGTCAACGTTAGCATCAGCACCTTGTGATGTTATTAAAACTGCATTGCCTGTGGTGTTACCAGAT